ATGCCATTGAGGTCACTCCAACAATTACGCATATCGCCACTCCTATCAATATCCAGTAGACCAGCTTCGTAGTTGCCACATGAACCACCCAAAAAACATTGATATAAACACAACTGCGACCCCGCTACTTATCAGCCCAATCAATTCAATCTCTTCTCGCTCTTGCTTCCATCTTGCCAGCCTATTCCTGCGTATTGTCTCTGACCTTGCCCACGCTTGTTCTTGTTCTATTCTGGCGTGCATCTTGAGGAATCGGCTATACAAGTCCTTCAACTCTGCTGGCGCGTAGACCATAGCCTCTCGCACCTGCTCCATCAACTTCTCCAACTGCAACTCAATCAACGCACGCTCAATGGCTTTCTTGCTGGTGTTTTGCGTTGGGTCGTAGTTTGTTTTTGACGCTTCCTCTAGTTCAAGGTAATAGTTGTTAATCTGTTGCTGTGTGTCAAAGAGGACTCCGAGGTTCTCACCAATGTCTTTGATAAGTTTGAGTTCAAGTTCCTCGTAGGACTGTTGCTTGGCTGCGGCTTTCTTTTGCGCCACAGGCTTGGGCGTTTCTGGCTTGGCTGGTTTACTAACGAATAGACCAATGAACCAATCAAAAATTCCTTTGATTGCCTTGATATCTCCGATAACCTGTTCTGCCGTCTTCTTTGCGCCCTCAAGTTCCATGCGGCCTTCATGCAGGAGAGCGCACCCCTGCTTGATAAAACCAACCGCAGTTTGGGCAATGAGAAGGGCAGAGAACGGGTCCACATTAGTGAAGACTACACAAAGAGTTATACAACGCTACATCGTCTGCATACAACGTTTCAATTTGTTGCACTAAGCTATTATCTAGCGGCGTTGTATCAGCAAACTCAGAACAATCAGCTCTGTGGCGGTAATAAACGGGTTTTTCTACGCCAGTCATTTCTGAAGCCGCTACCTCAAAATTTTCGTACAAAAACAATTTATTTACTGGAGCCCCGTTTAACGTGCACCATGTTGTTTGCGGCTTCCACATGTGCCAATTCATTTCAACCATAGATAACACCAGCTCCACCAGTTGATTTTTATTCATACCCTGCGCAAATGGGTGCTTATCAAAATGTTTGACGTGATAACAGCGGCTTAAAAATCTTCCTACCGGATTACGTAAACAAGCATAAATATTTGCTTGCGCTACAAACTCTGCATCAGCGATTCCTGATTCAATAATGTGGGCAATGCTTGAATGCGGGTTAAATCCCTCAAAACCCTCTGGCAAGTTCTTACCTGACATATTAAGCAAGTTAATCATTGTATAGGTTGCTCCTTGGTCCCCCCCTAACTTATCAATAAGATAGTTGGACATAGAAGTAGACCCTGTTTTTGGGGTGCGCAGATAGATGAAATTTTTTTCTTTGCTAACAAACATTCTCAAACTCCTAATTTGATAAAACCGTTGTTCCAATCTTCCGACGGTACATGCGCCCCAAACATCCACATTACACGATTCGTATTACCTTCAACGGGCGTTGCAAAGTGTTTATGCTCTGATACAAGGTAGCAATGCAATTCACCAACTTCGATGTCCACCACTTGCCCCCCTACATGCAAAACGCAGCCTACATCAGCAGCGCGGGTCATTATGTTGCAGCGTAATGTAGCTAGACCGTCTGGCCCCGAAGGGTCTATGTGGGGGTAAACGTCCCCACCGGGGAACGTACAGGAAACTACCACGCCATCTCGCCCATGCCCCTCAATCACACCATAAGAAGACACACCACAAAAAATACGAACTCTGTTTGATAGCTCACGTACAAATTCCGGGTACTCAAAACGTTCAGGGTACAACCTAGATGTGACCCTACGAGCGTATTTAAAATCCCTACCGTCAATACCCACATCAAGCCATCTACGCTCAACCCCCTCGTCTACCCACGCATTTAATGCGGCGCATTCTTCAGCGGTTATAAAATTTTTATGGCGTTCAATGCGCATATTACAGGGACTTAACTAGCCCGGATGTAAGCGGGTTTTGGATACCCGCAGGGATCATTGATGGGTCAAGTATGTCTTCCTCGCGCTCACCAGTACGTAATGCGTGTAAGCACGAAGCAATAGTATCGTCTTCCAAGGCAGTCAAGAAATGACTCTTACCGGCAGTGATATAGATCATATGCGGCGCTTTAAAAACAGTCTTGTTTCCGTCAACATCAACTTCAACACTACCCTTAGAAAGTAATGTTATATGGTCAAAATTATGTACATGCCCCTCATTCCGATCCCCAGCTTTTACAAAGTGCATCATACGAACCCAGAGGTTTGATACACACGTCATTTTTGTTTCGGGGTATGCCACGCCATGTTCTCCATATAAATTATCAAAGTTTATCGAACGGGATTGCTGTTGGGTCCGTGCGAAGAAGCCCAAATTTAATCAACGAAGTTGCAACGCGACGATCAAATTCTAATTGCTCCCACATAGCTACGTTACCTACATTACTAGGAGTAACAACCGATTTTTCCGCCGCTACAGTTGTACCAACCAGACGTTTTATATCTTCAAAATTTGGCGTTGAGGCTAAAAGATTTTTTCTTTCGATCAACCACAGCGGTGCGCGGTGTACTATCTCTTGGTGTAACGCATCCCCAACAATGAACATACCGTCCACGATAGGTACATCAATTGCATAAACACCAACACATTTCCCCGTGTCGTCTTTGTAAGCAACTTCTATCTGCCCTATATTTTCATCTGCGCTGATGATGTCGTAATCCATTAAGAGATACCCCCGTTTCGCGTGCCAAACGCAGTCCATGTGATATTAGAATTACCAGAAACAGCGCCTCCACCGGCACCGCCACTTATGCTGTAGTTGGCGGTAGAACCGGAAGCGCCGTACGATCCCCCTGCACCTCCGGGTGTGGGGCGTACCCCTAAATCAATACCGCCAAGACCGCCACTGCCAAAGGATGTCTGTGTTCCAGAGCCTCCGGCGCTACCCGCTGCGGCTGGCCCAGTGCCACCAGCGCCCCCCGATCCGCCATTACCGCCAAGACCGCCACCGCCACCGCCACCGCTAGCGAAGCCAGCTGATTTACCAACATAGAAAGCAGCGCCACTGCCACCACCCCCACCACCACCACCACCTGCTATACGGTTATTGTTTTGGATAGTGACTGCAACCGAGACACTTAAAGCCAAACCACCAGCCGAACCGGGAGTACCGGCGCTGGGCCCAGAGCCTGTAACACCTCTACCGCCGGTGCCGCCATTTCCACCTTGACCTTGTATTGTTCCATCGTTGATAAGCGTTACGCCGCCGGGGAAAGAACCGTTGATGGTTAAAGCAGGGGTACCGGTAGATGTAGAGTAAACAAAAACGCCCGAACCAATTGTTGCAACGACAAGACTTGCTTGGTTCCACCCAGCATTAACCGCTAATGTCCTAAGATTTGCGTTTGTCTGATTTGAAGAAATTGTAAAAGCAAATTGATTTGCCTTACCGTAAAAGTTAGATAACGCAATCGTGCCAGATGGAACACCCGCCAAATTTCTATAGGACGTTTGGTTAATGTTAGCCGTGGTTGTCCCCGCAACTCCAAGCTCTACGTTAATTGCGTTAAAGGATATTGCACCCGATGCTGGTAATGTCATATCAACCTCTTATGGTGTATCGTAAGCAGTTATGTTGGCGAGAGACACAAAGTTACCTGTTGTATCTAACGAAGCCACATTGGTGCCAGCGTAACTAAAATATAGTTTTGACCCGCTAGGGGTTATGTTCCAACCACCTGAATTAGTGATTTGCGTTGCGTTTGTTGCGTTTGTAACCGCAGTTGTACTAATAGCAGTAGCAATCTGCGCCCCTGTTGCCGCAGTAAATACGCTTGTTCCATTACCGTATGCTAAACCTGTAAGGGTTGCTACCCCCGTACCACCACTAGGCACACCTATAGGGGAAGCCGTGGTCAAACTACCTAAATGACTGATCGCACTAACCACATCAGTACCGTTGCATACCATCAAGTATTTACCCTGATTTGGTACGGACAGTCCAGTCTGACCACTTACTAAAACTTGTACAGCACCGCTAGAGGTGTTGTTGTAAATGAAATATAGCTTTTTGTTCGCAGGTACTACTAGCTGTGTAGCTGTACCGCCTGTACCAGTCAACTCAATAAACATATTACGGGCTGTAGCTGAAGCCCCCTGAGACATAGTTAACGTAGTGGTTGCGCCAGTAGAAACAGCCTGAGTTACGTACCCTGATATAGCTTGTTCTAAGAGCGTGCCAATGTTGAGGTTGTTGGTTGCGCCCCAGTTACCGGCTTGGTCACCCGTGCCGATAAGCTCTAAGGCTAAATTGGTTGAGTATGTTGCTGACATGTGGTGCCTTTACTGTGAAGTTTCTACGTTTGTCCAAGTAACCGATTGTGTGGTCGATATCTTTATCCAGCCAGCATCTGTTTGAACATTCGCCATATTGATATTTTCCGCGATAGTGGCTGGGTGGTTGGACGTACTTGAGTTTGCATCAGCCATAGTTATAGCCTCTGCTATGGAGTCGGTGAATACTTGAATGAGGACTTGCGCATTAGCCATCGTCATGTCTTCAATAACATCGAAGAAGAACGCGCTATAGATTTCTTGTGCCGTTTCTACTGTTGTATCTTCAGCCCGCGATACAGCAAACTGAGCGGCTATTGTTGGGTCGTCAGCCTGAGTTACGCCATCTGAGAAAGTCTGTAGGAATGCGGACGCTTGAGTGCTGGAATCGTCAAAAGTAATGCCCTCGGTCAAACTGCCAAAGAAGTTACCACCTACGTCGTTTTCAACGTCGTCTACACCTATATTCTCAGTAATCGAGTTAAGTAATACCTGTGATTGCGTGCTGGAATCCGCCGCGTTGATGTCTTCTGTTACAGAAAACGAAAAGCTATTACCCGCTAACGCAGCGAATGGGGTTGCGGCATAGGCGGGTATTCCAAACACGGTTACCCTTTCAGCTTGGCTTCAAGCTCGATAATACGGTCTTCTAAAGCCTTAACAGATTCGAGTAACAACGGCACCAAACGCTCATAACGAACAGTCAGGTACTTATCATCAATAGGGGCTGGAGCCACGGCTTCTGGCTGTACGGCTTGTACAGACTGAGCACTCAAGCCAACCTCAATAACACTTGCGTCATACCCCAACTCAACCGCAGTCTCGTTAGCATGGTAGAGCATGGTCTCAATCTGACGTACCTTACCTAATGGGTCGGTGATGTCACCAACTTTTGTTTTTAGGCGAATGTCAGAGTAGTACGCAGTGATGTTGTTAGTTGCGCGAATCTCACCGGCAGTAGCCGAACCAGCCGTACCCACACCAAGTGAGTTGAACTGAACGTTAGAACTAGTAGCAACTGCTTGACCAATAGAAACCGTAACTGCGCCCGTAGCGCCAGACACGGTAACACCTGTACCAGCTACGTTAGATGTAACGCCTGTATTGTTAACAGTGATTGCGCCAGCGCCGTTAGTTATAGAGATACCTGTACTACTACCAAGTGTGGCTTTGGTTAACGTATTACCAGTCGTGTTACCGATAAGAAGCTGACCATCAGTGTAAGAAGTTTGGCCCGTACCGCCAGCAGCCACAGGTAAAGTACCTGCCGCAAGAGCAGAAGCAGAAGTGGAATACAAAGCGCCATTAGCCGCAGTGAAGGTTGTTAAGCCTGTACCGCCGTAGCCCGTGGGGATAGTGCCGCCGTTCCACGTACCGCCTGTGATAACTGTGGAGCCAAGAGCAAGGGCGTTAGTACCCCAAGTCACCGCTTCTGGAAGATACCCGTGTACATCCCATGTGCCAGCAACGGTGCCGTTAGATAGCAATACAAGTTCAACCGCGCCTCCAGCAGTAATAGTACCGATAGCACCAGTAGAGTAGTCTTGGAGGGTCAGCGTTCCCGTTGCGTTATTGTTAAACACAAACGCCACGCCCGTAGTCAGGGTAGTCGCGTCAGGCATCGTATAAGTCTGCCCGCCCGTACCAGTAAGTGTCTGTGAGTAACTAGACGCCGCAGTTAGTGCCGTCGTGCCAGCCGCCGCCGCAGTAGATGTATTGGATTGATTGAGTCGGTTTACTGCTACGTTTTGGTTAGCATCACGCAACATCACGGAATCAGCGCCAGAAGAAGCGGTTACACCTGTGCCACCATAAGCCACACCAATAGTTGTAGCGTTCCAAGTACCAGAAGAAATCGTGCCTAATGCACTGACATTGCCTGACGCGTCTTCGTATATCGCTCTTGATGAGGGATAGGTACAGAAAATATTAACGGTGCCGCTAAAGGTAACCGCGCTTCCAGAGTTACTAGAAGCGTAAACAGTCGTGCGCGTGAGCGTAGGCCCCGTAGATGAATACGTGCCAAGTCCTGACTCCCAGTTGCCTGAAGCGTCAGTAGCGCCATAAAACGTCGTATTGGTGTTGCCAATAGCCGTAAATTCCTGATACCCCGCTACGGCACCGGATAGGGTAAAGCTAACTGTGGTGTTAGCCGTACCCGTCTGTTGAACGCGGTCTGCGAGAACGAGAGCCATTTAAGACTCCTTTTAAGAAGTTGCAGTAGTCGAATATGTAACGCTGACAGTATCGCCGGAAGTAACAGTCTTAGCAGTGCTGAAGTTACCTTCAGAGTAC